GAGGCAAATACTAGTATGGTTCTCGGTTTAATTAGAGATAAGAATATGGGGCCTAAATCTATACCTGGTAAATCATTAGGTGGAGAAATAGAGTTAAAAAAAGGTAGCGAATACATAAAAGATCTGTTATAAGATCGAGTGTTTGACGAGCTCACAAAAAAACAACGATTAATATTTTTAGCTGGAGTCTTTGAGGGTGAAGGTTGGTTTGGTATTGTAAAAAAGAAAGAAGGACACACTCCTGCAGCAGTTCTAGAAGTGCAGATGTCCGATGAAGACGTTGTAATACTATTTCAACGATACTTAAAAACAAATAGAAACATTAGTAAAAGAAGCAAAAAAAAGAAAGAATATTATAAAGATATTTATAGGTTTTCTATAAAAGGTTACCGTGCTTTACACCTTATGGAGGAGATGCTACCATATTTATGCAGAAGGAGAAAAGAACAATATTATGCCGTGGTTAAATCTATTGGGAATGGGCCTAAAAACTGGAGCCCACCTTTATCAAAACAGACAAAAGACAAAACAAGCAATGTCAGATGCACAACTCATGCACGCAGAAAAGATGCGAACCGGGGAGATAGCTTACGAGGGTAAGTTATTAGAAGCAAGACAATCGGACTGGAAAGACGAATTCATTTTATTATTGCTCTCGGCGCCCATAGTGATGCTTTCTTGGGCAGTATTTTCAGATGATCCAACTGCGATGGAAAAGATGAAGCTTTTCTTCGAATATTTTTCGCAACTTCCTTTCTGGTATCAAACAATTTTTGTTGGTGTCATTGCGAGCGTCTATGGACTTAAAGCAACAGATTTAATTAAACGAAAATAGTTCAGATCTTTACAAAACGTAAATAATAGATATAACTACCTTATGATTAGAGGGGATAGCACAGATTATGAATTACTTGAAAAATGGAGTAAGGGATTTGATTGCCAAGGCTTTAAATCATGTGAAATCGGAGTTCGTGAAGGACTTGGGTCAAAGATTATCATGGATAATATCGTAAATAATTATATTCATGTGGGCGTTGATCCTTATGGTAATTTAAACTACCAACATTACGATAATACAGGCTCATACACTTGTGATTACACAGATAAGATGAGAGATACAATGCTAAACGATTTTAAACCTTACCGTAACCAAGGTAAGTTTGTTTTATGTAATATGACAGATACACAATTTATGTTTGACTCGGAACATAAAAATTCAAAGTTTTCTTTTGTGCATTTTGATGGTCCTCACATGACAAAGGATGTTATTACAGAAGCTGTATGGTTTGCAAACAGATCAGCCCCTGTCACTAGATTTGTTTTTGATGATTTTACTAAATATAACCAAAGATTAATTAATGAAACGCTTACACACTTTGGTTTTTTAGTTCAAGACGAAGGGAAGAATAAAATTCTTTTAGAGAAAAATGAATCTTGATCTAAATACACTAGACGCTATAAAACACTATATCAATAAACAAATCAAACAGATTAAAGAAGACATAGTGTACGGTATAGACACAATCGACAACCTCAAGTATGCTAAAGGGAAACTCAGCGGATTAGAAACGCTGCTTCAGGATCTTAAAGACCTGCAGAGAAACGAGGAGAATGTCGATGACGATAATACAAACGGATCCTTTAATAGGGATTAAAAGAAAAGGTGAGGCTGCACCTGAATCAAAAGAAACAGCTATACCTACTGATCCAGAGGGTATTAAAAGATATCTTGAACTTATACCTAAACCAGTTGGTTACAGACTTTTAGTAAGACCTTATTCAGGTCCTAAACAAACTAAAGGTGGAATACTTTTAACTGATACAGCAAGTGAAACAATTCAAATGACAACCGTAGTTGGTCTTGTCGTTGAGATGGGTGATCTTTGTTATCAGGATAAAGAAAAATTTCCAAAGGGTCCTTGGTGTAAGAAGGGTCAATTTATAATCTATGGTAGATATGCCGGTTCTAGATTTAAAACAAAATATGGTGAACACCGTATTTTAAACGATGATGAAATCATCGCAACAATAAGTAAACCAGAAGATATTCTGCATTTATATTAAACGTTAAGGAGAAAACATCATGGCTGATGCACAGGAGCGAGCTAACACACAACCTGAGGTTGAAATTGATCTTGATGACGTAAAAGAAACAAACGTTCAGGTCGAAGAAACTAAACAGGAAGAATCAAAAGAACCGAATTTAAATTCTGGTGAAGTTGATTTAGGTTACACTGATCACGATAAAGAGCAACCAAAAGAAGAAGTTGCAATTGAAGAAGTTCAGGAAGAACCACAACAAGAAACAAAAAGCGAGGTAGAAGACCTTACTCAAGTTTCGGATCAAGTCAAAAAGAGAATTGATAAACTTACAAGAAAATTTAGAGAGTCTGAAAGAAGAGAACAGGCAGCTTTAGATTTTGCTAAAGGTTTACAAAAAAAGTATGACGACTCACAGACTAAATATGATTCTGCGGATGAGAAATACTTAACTGAATTTGACGCTAGAGTTGATTCTCAAAGAGAAGAAGTCAAAAGAAAACTGAAAGAAGCGATTGAATCTAATGATACAGATAAAATCATGGAATCAAACGATGAGCTTGTTCGGTTATCTATTGAAAAAGAAAAAGCTAGAATTAAACTTGCCGATAGAGAAGCAAGATTAAAGCAGCTTGAAGAACAGAAAACTAGCGTTAAAGAAGAACCAAAATACTCAGAACAAGACGTAGTACCTGCAGAACCTAGCACAAGAGCTAAGGATTGGGCAGGTAAAAATACGTGGTTTGGTAATGATAAAATCATGACTAATGCAGCAATGACTGTGCACGAAGATCTAGTGGGCATGGGTGTTGATGTAGAGAGTGATGAGTATTATAATGAGATAAACAAACGAATGAAGGAAAATTTCCCTCATCGTTTCGTTACTCAAGAGCAACGAAGACCCGTCCAAAAAGTTGCTTCTGCCGGTAGAACCCAGCAGGGACGTAGATCTGTGAGACTCACCAAGTCACAGGTGGCGATTGCCAAAAAATTAGGGGTGCCACTAGAAGAATACGCTAAATTCGTGAAGGAGGAATAGCAAATGAGTGATAAAATAAATAGAACTTCGCGCGCGTCTGTTGAAGTCAAAAAAGAAAGACTAAAACCTTGGACGCCACCATCATCTCTGGATGCACCACCTGCGCCAGACGGTTATTGTCATAGATGGATAAGAACCGAAAGTATGGGTTTTCAAGATACGGCTAACGTATCTAAAAAAATGAGAGAAGGTTGGGAATTTGTGAGAGCAGAAGAATTGAAAAATTCTACAGGTGATCATAATTATCCAGTCATAGCTCAGGGAACTTACGCAGGTTTGATCGGGGTTGCTGGCCTTGTGTTGGGAAGGATACCTGAAGAAATTGTACAAAGCCGTGCTGAGTATTTTAAAAAAATTACTCAAGACAGAATCGACGCGGTGGATAACGATGTCTTAAAGGAACAACGACCTGAGATGCCTATCAATATTGATAGACAATCTCGCGTAACTTTTGGTGGGGGAAACAAATAAATAATTATTTGGCAATCTTCATCCAAAATAAAAGTAACAATAATAAGGAGAAATAAACTATGGCTAACACAGCTGAAAAATATGGTCTAAGACCAGTAAGAAAAGTTGATGGCTCTCCCTTTATTAATGCGCAAAACAGATACAGAATAGCAGCGAACTACGGTACGCCAATTTATCAAGGTGACTTGGTAAAACCTGTTACAGGTGGCGGAATCGAAAGAGCCGTTGCTAATACTTCTGATCTTGTTGTGGGCGTTTTTAACGGAGTGTTCTACACTGATCCTACAACTCAGAAGCCGACTTGGAAAAACTATTATCCGGGAACTGTTAACGCTAGCGACATTACTGCTACTGTTATCGATGACCCGAGTGTAGTTTACTCAATCGATTCTGATGGAGCATTCGCAGTTGCGGATATCTTCAAAAACTTTGCAATAACAACCGCAACAGGTAACACTTTATCTGGAATATCTGAAGTTCAAATGGACTACAGTGTTTCTGGATTAACTACAAGTGGAACTGTTCTTCAAGCAATTGACATATCGCAAGATACTAATAGTTCAACTGCTGGAAGCGCGAACGTAGATGTATTGGTTAGAATTAATAACCATTTCTATGCTCAAGGCACAGGCTTATAATAGGAGTATATAAATTATGGCAATATCACGATCACAACTAGTTAAAGAACTAGAGCCAGGTTTGAATGCACTATTCGGCTTGGAATACAATAGATACGACAATGAGCATGCAGAGATCTTCATGACTGAAGCTTCAGACAGAGCGTTTGAAGAAGAAGTTATGTTATCTGGCTTTGGCACAGCAGCTACTAAAGCTGAGGGTGCTATGGTCACTTTTGACCAAGCTTCTGAAGTATACACTTCAAGATACACGCACAATACTACTGCGTTAGCATTTGCTATCACAGAAGAAGCGATTGAAGATAACTTATACGACAGATTAGCGGGCAGATACACAAGAGCTCTTGCTAGATCAATGGCGCAATCAAAACAAATCACAGCAGCTAATATTTTGAACAACGGTTTTGACACTGGTGGACAATATAATGGTGGTGACGGTAAAGCACTTATGACTACTGATCACCCGTTAGCTTCAGGTGGAACGTTCAGAAATGAACTTTCTACTGCTTCTGACTTGTCTGAAACATCGTTAGAACAAGCGTTGATTGACATCGCGGCGTTCGTAGACGAAAGAGGGTTAAAAATAGCTCTTCAAGGTAGAAAAATGATAATTCCAAAAGAATTACAATTTACTGCTGAGAGAATTATGAACTCACCTTTATCTACAACTCCAGGTGGATCAAATGCGTTTGCGAAAAACGACATCAACGCAATGATGAACATGGGTATGGTTCCGGAAGGTTACAGAGTTAACCATTTCTTAACTGATACTGATGCATTCTTCATTATGACTGATGCACCAAATGGCTTAAAGAACTTCGTAAGAAGTCCTATCAAAACAGCTATTGAAGGTGATTTCGACACTGGTAACGTTAGATTCAAAGCTAGAGAAAGATACAGCTTCGGTTGGTCTGACCCTAGAGGAATCTTCGGTTCTCCAGGAGCGTAATAAGATACTTTATAGGGGCGTACTTTACGCCCCTATATTTAAAGTTTATAATAGGATTTATTATGGGATATAAAAGCGACGTACAAGCAACAAGATCAACTGCTGCGGCAGGAGCTACTGCTATTATTGCAGGGCCAATTAGATTAAGAGGAATTATTATTGCGTCTGACGCTGTTGGAGCAGGTGTTTTAGAATTAACTACAACTTCAAATTCAGGTACAACTTTATTCATTGGTGATGTACCTTCAGGTGATGTAATTAACTTTTCTTTTCCAGAAGACGGTATACCTTTTCCAAAAGGTATTTTTTGTAAAACAAAAACAAATATAGCTGCTTACACATTATTAACTGATAAATATTCAGCGCCAGGATTAACATCATAAGGTAAAGCATGGATTACTATGCTGACTTAGGTATAGAGATTGACGGCTTCGCAAAAGGTGGTATGCCTGCGCGTAACAAAAAGAATTACCGTTCTACTAAATCAGGTGCGGGAATGACTACTGCAGGTGTTAAAGCTTACAGAAGATTAAATCCAGGATCAAAATTAAAAACAGCTGTTACAGGTAAAGTTAAAAAAGGCAGTAAAGCTGCAAAAAGAAGAAAATCTTATTGTGCAAGATCTCTTGGTCAACTTAAAAGATCATCAGCTAAAACAAGAAATGATCCTAATTCTAGAATAAGACAAGCTAGAAGAAGATGGAAATGCTAATGAGAGATACAAAAATATTAGAAAATTATTCAAAAAAAATAAAAGAAGAAAACCAAAAAAAAATTCTTTTTAAAAATTTACGAACTGAAGTAAATATAGGGGCTAACGGCACTCAAAATTACATCATTAAAAAAGGCATAAATAAAGACACAATAGCTAAAAAGTAATGTCTAAAATATATTGGCTTACTGTAGATATATTTATTTATCTTGTGCTATCATTAGTTTTTTTAATAACTTTATTAGGAATATTTTTTAGAACCATGATAGATAAATTTTGTTATAAATTCTTTGGAACAATAGATGATATCTGTGAATGGATAGCTGAAAAGTTAGCTGGTAAAAGATGTAAATGTAAAAAAGGAGTAAAGAATGATTGATCAAATTAAAGAACGTATTAAAGATGTAGCAATGCATTATTGGACAGACCACA